GCGTCATCATCCTCATCTTCCTCAACCGCAGCACGGCGAGTAGGTTGGAGATTGTTGAGTTCGCTACGAAGATCAGCATCGAGTTCCTTCACAGGACCACGGGTGTATTCTTCTTCACTCTCAACTTCTTCATCTACACGGTGAGAACCTTTGGAACCAAGCACATAGTCAAGACGCTTCTTCAGTTCATCATAAGACTTGAACTGATCAGCAGAAACGAGTTCAGCAAGAGAATATTGCTTCTTCCAAATTGCTTCCATTGCGTCATCATCGTCCAGAAGAGGAGAAGGATTTGCAAACTCACTGGAATCATAATTACGATAACCAGCAACGTTCTTTGCCTTCAGTTTGAAGTTAGCACCTTGCCAAAAATCAAACGGATCAATCGCTTCTTCGTCTTCAAACTCTGGTTGCATTGCAGCAGTCAGTTTGTCGAAGATCTTTTTACCATACTTGAACAAGAAGACCTTACCTTCGTTAGAAGGGTTAGCAGGATCCTTCACCACATAAATGTTAGACACATAAGTCAGTTTACGCTTTTGCTTACGGGCAAGTTCCTTACCAGCATCAGTGCCGTTGTTCCACAGTTCGGAGTTCAGTTCAGACACAGGATCCTTCTGACCCAGAGTAGTCAGAGAGTTCTCAATATACCAACCACCAGGACCTTGGAATGCGTGACTGTAGAGTTTCACGAACGGAAGGTCCTCACCATTCGGAGCGGGAAGGAAACGGATAACGGCATAACCATTGCCGCTCTTATCTACATCCAGTTTCCATACGCGGTCATCACTAGAACCGCTACTTGTATTCATTTTTTCAACTTCTTTGACCAGCTTGGCAGTAAGATTGCCAAGTTTGGACTGCTTTTTAAGGTCGGAAAACGACATTTGGATTACCTCGGATTAATTGGATTCGGGGGATTACTTGGATATTATAGCAGGGATGACCTCAGCGGTCAACATACTGCTTTAGAGATTCGATTGTTTTGTCCATACTCTTGAACAGGATGCTCATATCAGTCTCTGGTGGAAAACCCATCAGGGCAACTGACTTGCGAAGATTCTCTTTCATCTCAACCGCTTGTGGGTCATCAGAAAGAGACAGACGTGTATACATCACACGCTGCTTTTCAAGAAGAACCTGTAGTTTTTCAATATGTTCCAGTTTTGTTTCGCGGTCCATCATACCAAAAGTGAGAATACTTCCATAAATCTCTTCTTGTATCTTATTGATTTCTTTCAGTTCTTCTTGAATAATATCAGAATCGAAAAAGCTACTCATTTATAATGTCCCGTAAAATTTTTTTAAACTGGAATACATCAATATTTAGAAACGGCATATATTTTTTAACTTTTAAACTGACGGTTTCCCACACTGGATCCAAAAGTTTTTTATCAAAGTCCTTTGAAAAATGAAATATTTTTTCGTAGATTGTTAAAGTTTCTAAGGATAACTGCCCGCTTAGAAACTTTTTGAGGACTGGTGGATGCCCTTTGGAACAATTCAAGGCATCCTGTAATTTTGTCTCCAAGAAGAATTCGTTGCTTTGCTCTTTGAATAAGTAAGTCAAACTCTGTTGTCTCCGCATCCAATCTGCGTAAGTTCTTTCTCCAGAATTGATAATTTCTCCAATCCATAAGTTTTGCGGGTTATCTGTGGATACAAAGTTTGATACTAAAAAATCTACGACTTCTTTATCATTATACTTGCGACTCGTTTTTTCAAACCAGTATTTGTCCTTTCTTTTATTGAAGGATGTAATACTGGCACGAGTCTTCGCACCGTATTTAAAGAAGTCGTATTTTGGATTTGTGAAATGATTTTTAAGTGACAAATAATGCTGATAAGTTTCAAAAGGAGTCACGATCATAAAGGAAGTTTTGCTCTTGATGTTTTTTTCATGAAGTTGAGACGGATAGCATCCCACTTCAGACGTTCTTTCAAAGGTTTTGAAATGAGTTTTGTAACTGATTCTACCTCAAGACTATTGATTTCACAATAGTGAACAATTGCATCAATGTAATTTAAGTTTTCCTCTGCAACAATCTTTTCAATTTCCAGAGCAAACTTAGAAGGTGTTAGAAACTTATTCTCTATTACCTGTTCTAATTCTTTATTTGGTTCCATAGAGTTCCAGTTTATCTCCAACAAACTTTCTAATGTATTGGGTGAGCAGTTTGATGTATTTTGTTTTGTCTCTTTCTTCATAAACGACGCATTCTCCATTTTCGCAAGCCATAATGATTACAAGTTTTTTAATTGAAATACCAGTCAACTCGTATAGCATACATCCGTAAGCCATACATTGAACAAAATAATGTTCAATCCATTCTCGTGGTTTTGGTTTTTTAGAAGTCTTAAAGTCAATTATTGCTAATTCGCCATCGTATTCAGCGATACAATCAACTGTCCCCGCAATTCCTAATTGCTTACTATATAGGGACCCTTCAAGGGCGTAGATATTATTTATACGATTGAGTTCTGGTTTTGCAATCTTAAAGAGAAAATCAGAGATTGGTTTAACTTCTGGTAGTTTTTCATTTTTAAGATAATGCTCGGTAAGAGAGTGCATGTCTGTCCCACGACTTGTTGCCGCTTTTGTAACACGCTCCGCTTCTTCTTCTCCAACTTTTTTACGCCACTTAATAAAAATTTCTTTATTAAAATGACTGGTCACCGATGTGATGGAGACCAGTCGGAGGAGTTCTTCTGCGGCAGGAACTTTATAATACCTTACACCATCAATTGTTTCACGCTCCAACTGAGGGAGATCAATATCAATATGATTAAACATTAAAAACCAGCTTCCATTTTAGCAAGAATGTATTCTTTGACTAGTCCAGAACGAACAATATCGTCAACACCAAACTCAATTATATCAAAAGAAGGCATTTTACGCAATACCGTCATAAAATCAATAATACCATTACGTTCATTTGTTTTCTGCAAATCTGACTGAGATGCGTCACCGCAGAAACAAATTCTAGTGTTCTCACCAACACGAGTGATAATTGAATCTAATTCGTGGAAATTTAGATTCTGGAATTCATCAACAATAATGATTGCGTTATCAAGAGTTGTTCCGCGAAGGAACGAAGTAGACCAGAACTTGATTGTTTCTTGTGATTTAAGATTTCCATAGAGCATCTCAAACTCCGAATCACTAGACATTTGGAACATATACTTCACCATATTCTTATAAGGAATCTGGTAAATATCTGCCTTATCGTCGTGAGTTCCAGGAAGGAAACCAATTTCTCTTGTAGCAACTAGAGAACGAACCAAGTAGATTTTTTCGTAGGGAGTTCTTTCATCAAGGACATCTTTTAAAGCATTATATAATGTAATAAAAGTTTTGCCTGTTCCAGCGCAACCGTAAGCAATCAAATGTTTTTGTTCTTTATAAGAATTGAATAACTTTTTTTGATTCTCTGTAAGTGGTTCAATATCGATGAGATATTCAGAACTCAGTGGTTTTTTACGCTTCATTTGACGAGTTGTAAGACCAACCCCGATTGGTTGTTCTGCTCTTTTTCTTCTTGCCATAAGTGGTTATAGTTTTTTTACAGTTGATCCAGGTGCTTTGCTTGCTTTAGAAAGTACTTCATTCCACGAAGGGTGCTTAGAGGTTAATTTGTTCCTCCAATCTCCGACTTCTTGAGCGGCAGCACACCCTTTACTCCAATCTTTATCCCAGTCCGGATTATCTTTTCTCCACTGGTCGTAATCGGCAATAGTCATGCTCAATTCTTTTTCTTCACCCGTTTTAAGGTTTTTAACTGGATATAAAGGCATTTTCAAAAGTTTTGTATAAAAAATTATTTATTGGTATTTCTAGCAAAGGTTCTTCCTCTTCGCCATCCTTCAGGAACTTTAAAGTCTTTAAAAACATATTTACTTTGAATACCATCAGTAATCCACATCATAACACTTTTTCCACTATTCCAAGATTTTTTACCATACATATGATTTTTTTCTCCAAGTTGCCTCTCACTCATTTTTTTCTTCGCTTCCTCAGTATGCCTTTTTCCATACATATGGTTTTTTTCTCCACATCTACCATACATATGATTTTTTTCTCCTTTTTGACGGTTACTGAACATTTCTAAAACTTCCTTTGTGTGCTTATACCCATAGGCAGGATGCTGTACGCCAATTTTACCATACATTGGATTATTTTTACCATATGAAGAATGATAAAACTTTTTAGAAGTTTGTTTTGCTCTATTCGCAAAATGAGGATTTTTATCTACTTCATAAAAATGGTGAAGAATACATTCTGTTTCCAACGCTTCTTCTAGGTTATCAAAAGTTTCTAAAATAATCTTTTGAGTTGGACTAAAAGATTTATCTTTAAAACTTCCAAAGTAATTTACATCTTCTTCTGGAAGGCATTTGCATTCTCTTTTTCCAATATAACCCCTCCCGTATTCCTCGTAGGAATAATACACATAAAAGTGTTTCATACTACTCTTGACTTGGTGACACTGTTATTTATGTTAAAAGGAGACATTGCTGCCTCCTCATTTTACCTGAAATGTGTCACCAAGTCAAGGCAATATTATTTAGATAACCCATTCTGCTTCACCACCAAGTGCTTCATAACAAATAGGGAACTGTTCAGCAAAAACTGCTTTACACGCCTTTGCAATATCCATATGCTCTCGCTGAGTTCCTGACTTTTCGCGGAGAGCAATATAGGTTATCCATGACCTGCAAGAGCCACTCATATAGATACGTGTGGGCGTCGCTAAGGGCAATACAAACCTTGCACACTCCTTTGCTACCCCCGCCTCTAGAAGACGCTTGTAGAGGGCGTTAGCGGCGGCAAAATGCTCAGAGATTTCTCCCTGGAGTTTCAGTTTGACGTAATCGGGAATATCATCAATTGAGTTCTGACGATTCTTAGTATCTTGACGACGAAGATCTGGAATGGGAATGTATTCAGTCAGAAGATTTGTATCGGCATAGCGTTGCGAAAATTCTTGATATGTAAAGCTCCTATGACGAAGAATTTGTGCCGCAATACCACGGTTTGTTTCAATCTCAAGAGTCATAAATGCCTGCTCAAATACAGACCAATGATTATGCTTGATGCAATAACGAAGCAACCCCGCATAGTTTTCATTATCTTGGTTACTAGGATTAGAGACTCTAGCAACATACGCCATTGTCTTTTCTGCATCGGGAGTAACACTAATGAGTTTTACAGTCATTTTTTTCCAAATCCTTTTGATGTTTGTGCTTCTAGTTCTTTTATTTGCTCCTTTACCGCACGGAGTTGTGCCTTCATTTCTTGAATTTTATCATCATTATAAAGATGATCTTGCTTGATCAGTCTCTCAAGAAGTTTTACAAGTTTCTTTGCTCTTGATGTATCAGTCATCTAAATCCGAATCCTCAAAAATTTCATCGTAATCTAAAAGTGGTCTTTTTCTCACATCTGGTTCTGTATGTTTGTAAGCAGAAATATCAGAATAAACTTCTGCTTTCAGAGAATCAACCAATAGTTCAAGATTACGAACGATGAGTTTTAGTTTGTCTTTGTCCATAAGATACCATTCTCTCTCAGGATTTTAGCATAAAAAAAGGAGGGGATCAACCCTCCTTTTGATTTACTTATAAATCCACTGGATATACAGTGATAATAAAGTAATAAAAGTAGCAGACGCAACTGTAATTTGTGCGATGATTAACATCACTTTGCCCCTGCGTTTACAAGCAGTGCTTGATGACGACGATTCTCTTTCTGCTTTTGCTCTTTGATGAGTTGAAGCACATTGAGTTTTTTCATCACTTATGACCCTCCTTTACAAACTTAACACCACGATAGGTTTCGTTGTATTGTTGGGGTTGTTGCATCATTTGCTGTTGATACTCAAGACGCTTTTGAGTATCATACTCTACGCCTCTGTATACGACTTTAGACATTAGGTTTTCTCCTTAGTTTTTTAAGTTAAAGAGCGTTCCTTCAGTCGGCGTTTGCGTTCGCTATTTGCGAATAGCGAATGAACGATCCGTTCCGCGTCGGCTTACTTCCGTCAGAGTTTTCTCTGATGAACGTAAGGTCATTATAGACCTTTTCAAGGTATATATCAATATAAAATTGTATAATCTGTTACAATTTTATAAAATCTTAAGAGTCAAAAAAATTGCCGGGATTTTTTCCCAGCAATTTGTAAACTATTTTCTCTTTTTCTTTTCGGGAGATTTATAACCCCAGAGTTTTGGATTGACTCTCCCATAACCAAAGTCAATACTCTTTAGATTCCCACGAAACTTATCCCAATACATATCAAACAGTTTGATTCTTCCGCCACGAGTAAGGTCAAAACAAATCTTATCATCAATCATATACTTAATAATATAGGCATCATTGGGTGCATCTTTCGTGCAGACTTCAGCATAGGTCCCACCTTCAATCAGAATCTCACAACCGTAGCGTGACTTACAAGTTTCCTTTTCTGCGGGTGTCCAAGAATCCATATGCTTTTCTTTATTTTGTGCTTTTTCAATTACATCACCAAGTTGACTCACGAACGACCTCCCCACTGAATATCGGGATACGCCTCCGAAACAATCTCCTTCGTAATCTTATACTTTGTTTGAAGTTGCTTATCTTTTACAAGACAAATAATTTCTGCTTCAAGGGGATGAAGACCTTCAAGAATGGAAATAAACATCGATTCTCTACGAATATTATTTAATCCATCATTTCCACCCTTGATGAAGTGATAGAAATTTTTATACTCTTTACGAATCGTAGTATGCCCTTGCTTATCACTTGCTCCCATAGAAAAAGATCCCGTTTCGTGCATTTTACGCACTTCTTCAGTAATCTTAGTAGTTAGAGTACCACTATAAGAAGTTTGATTTTCATAACCAGAATATGGAACAGGTCCATCTGGAAGCATGGAAATTACTGACTCATCAAAATTCCAAATGAAAAGAGCTTTTAATGAAGGATGCTCGTACTTCTTAAGTAATTCTACCTTTTTAGCATTTGATCTCTGCCTAGACACAAGATCAAGTACTTCAAAAGAAAAGGGATTGGAAGGTAGATTATCAACTACTGGGGCAGCAGTTTTTTTAGTAGTAGCAACTTTTGGTTTAGTTGCCGCTGTTGTCGTCTTCTTCTGTATCTTCGTAGTCATAATAGTTCTCAAAGTTAAATGCAATCACCTCATCTGGAATCAGGTTTCCCTGCGAATCAAACATTTCGGGGTGAGGTCTTGGAATTTCCCGATAGTTCATCATGTATTCTCTTGCTACCCAACCAGTTACAAGTCCCACTATAAGAAACAAGACGGTTAAAAATGAACCGAAAACTAAGCTAACTGCGAGCATTTGTCTTTCTCCGGGAAACTACTTTTTTCTTCCTAGATTTAAAGGAAAATTCAAAATAGATAGTTACTTCCCGATTCAGAAAGCAAACTATCTTTTCAAAGATGATGTGAAATGGTTGAGTTTGCTTTCTTCTACCTCCAGTTAGGAGAATTTCAACACCACGGTTTCTGTGGTCTGATTTATTTATGTTCGTATCAGACAATTTGTTTTTCTTTTAAAAATTTAACGGTATCAGTACATCCACCAAGTTTTTTATCATCACAGATGACCTGAGGAAATGTAGATCCTTCACCAAACTCGGCATAAAACTCATTTTTGGTAAAGTGTTCATCAAGATTATACACTACAAAGTTGCTTCCAGTCAACTCTAATACTTGTTTGACTTTATAGCAATATGGGCAATTTTCTTTTGAATATACAGTAAAGTTCATAATTGTTCGATATATTTTAATAATTTATAAAGTTTTACAATTAGTTAACCCAAGAGGGAGTATCATCAGTGTCGAAAAAGAAAATGTGGAAAAGTCTAGAAGTTTCTTTTGTAAATCCAAAATACTTTGAAGCGGCATGAGGGCAGTGACCGTCCCAAATAATCAATCTATTAAAAACATTTCCAACCTTGTCAATCTCATCCCAAGGAGTTCCATCCAGATACAAACCTGTCGGTGCAGTATCTTTCCAGGCATTCCAGATATTAGGATGACTACAATGACGAATTCCAGTTTTTTTATGGATTAATAAAGAAGTTCCAGTTTCATATGGTGCATCCGGAGTTAAGTATACCACAGCAGCCCACTGTTGAGCATCACCATGATAAACAATTGCATCCTCTGCAGTACAATAT